CGCCCTGATAATTGGCAGCTGTTTTGTCTTGGTTGATTGCCAGGTTCACAGAGCTGGCCCCCGTCGCATAATTGCTGTAGCTACCCGACATTCGTATTGTGTCGATAGCCAGCATCGGTGGTGATATGCGTATCTCTGGGAAATCTGTCAGTGTTACGTCGGAAGACTGGCCGATCACCTCTGGGCTGATTGTGACCCAGGTTCCTTCGACATTGCAGCGCCATCGCTTGCGCTGATTGACGTTGACGTAGGTGGCCGCATTGGCGGAAAGACGTGTGAAATTGTCTCCAGAAGCGGGAAACACGGCCAGCACGGCCGCACCATTATTGAGCACTTCGAATTCAGCGCCAGCTGTGGCGGCCGGTGCTAGCACGGCGTCATCAGCAGTTGCGCAAGTTGCGATAATACTGACCACTGATACCAATGGTGTGGCATTGCCTTGGTCTTGGTTCACATCTGCCGCAATACCTGTAGCAATTGTGTCGATGCCAGGGGATGCAGACGCGTCGATCAGCGCCTGCACCTGCGCTTCGTCGAGCCCACTACCGCCTGAGTTGTAGAGGCTCATGCTAGGCCACCTCCTCGGCGATCGCCACGTAGTTCTGCGCGGCCGCCGAGCCGATCAGATACACCAGGGCCGGGCTATTCACCCTCAGCGTAAGGGATTGCCCGGCCCTTAGCCTGAATCCGCTCGTAGAGGCGCCGGCGTTGGCCGTGATCGAGGCAGACTCCCCGACATAAACCGAACCGGTATTGTCGTCGTCGGCTTTGATAGTCAGTGGTCCAGCTAACGCAACGGCTGTGTCAATTGCGGCTGCTGTGCCAGTAGCGGCAGCACCAGCCTTGCGGTAGATGCCAGACCAGATCTCGCAAGTGTATCGAAAATTCCTGTCTTTGGGCTCTGTTGTCGCAGCATTCAGGGTTGTGTCACTCATGAGAAGCCCCCTAATAAGTGTCACCCTTGTAGGTGATGTCGTACCCGATCCCGGTATCGCCATGTCTTGGGACGATTGCGCAATCTGAAGAGTGGTCGCCCATGGCCCCGAAATGCCTGGCCCCTAGCCTTCTGTCCTGCTGAATCGCAGAGACAAGCATTCTGCCGAAGTCTTCGCTATGAATGCCCTTCTCGTCGTTCGCACGCTGCTCAGCAACTGCTAGGCATGAGGCGATCAACAGTTCCGCATGACGCATTCCACCAAGTGGATAGACATTAGTGCCATCCAACTTGCCAGAATAGGCTTCGTATCGGTAAGTCAGAACATAGGTTGCATCGGGGATCGGCCACCAAGCCGCTTCAAGTTTTTGGCCCTCGCCTTCAACTTGAGCCTTATGCCTGATTCTAACCACCTGCGGCGGGCCTGTGTCCTCGGACCTAGAAAGCAGAGACTGGTATCTATCCTCGCTTACTTGAACAATCGAGCGGCGGTGCTCAGTCTCATCGAAATGAAACCCGCCCAATACCCTCCCACAGCCGTCAGGTAGGTCTTGGGCTGCGTCATCCGCAGCAGTACTTAGACTTGTTACAGGCTGAAGAAATGACCACTGGTATCCGGCTTCAGCCCCCTGCGCAGCAGGGGGATAGTAGAAGCGGCGAACCCCAGCCTGAACATACCTATCAAGCTCAGCGAGCTGTGCGGCTGTCCACGCAGCATCGTCCACCCCGTAACCAACGTAGGCTGCAACCTCGGCCAGGAGGTCGCCGTAAGTTATGGAAAGTTCAGATTCGGCCAATTTGCATCCTACTTGCGCTTGTAGATAGACATCACCGTCGCGAAACCTTCTGAAGATAGTCGGCCGGGGCTCAACTTGTCTTTGACGCGCTTGAAGTCATTGTATACCTGCACCAGATCGTCTGGCAAGCGGCCAATGAAGCCCAGAGCTTGGAATATGCCCAAGGCGAACTCATCGACGCGCACCTCGATCTCATCTTCAGCCTTTACAGGCCCCTCCTCTTTGACTGAGCTTGACGACTTTGCCATCGGCTTCCCCTAACGGTGATTGCTACGAGATTGGCCGGCAGGGGCCGGCCAATCAAAAGTGACTACGCCTGGGCCGCTCCACCAACGAGGTCTTGGGCGAACCAGCGAGCGCCATGGAATTCCAGGTAGCATGCATCTGCAGCCGCATCGATCGCATTGACCTCCGCCAGTGCCGTCGACCCATCGATCTGGATGCCATTGGTGGCCAGGTCGACGGTGAAGTCACTGGTGGTGAGAGCGCCAAGCAGGATAAACGCCTTCCTGTCGCCAGGAACCACTCCCTGCGCGAAGGTGATATCCACGTCGGCCGCAATGGTCAAACCGCCACAAACATAGGAGACACCTCCGGTCATGTAGGGCATTCCAACCTTGCCAGCATTTGGGATGTTGAGGAACTCAACCCCCCCGCTCTCTTCGCCGTCGAGCAGGTCGCAGATCGCCGTCGGGTTGCCGGTATAGGCATATCCAGTGCAGGTGCAGGCGCTCGTCGGAGTCGCCACCGCCCCAGCTGAGATAGAAAGGACGAGAACTGTGCCACTGGTGATCGAGGCAATGGTGTACTTGCCAGGCACCACGGTATCGGTCCCGTCGTCCTCGCCACCCAGAATGACAACCGTGTCTCCGGCTGCCAGGCCAGTAGTGTCTGACACAGTAAGCGTGACACCATCGCTGGCCAGAGACCAAGCTCCAGCCATTGACGCCTCTATGATCGCAGTTACGGTTTGGCGGGGAATGACACTTCCGCGCCCGACGTACTTGCCGGTGTAAAAGCGACCACCATCGGTCCCACTTCCGCCAGAGGCTCCCTGGTCGTACTTGCCTGCGACGCAGAAGGTCAGCATCCCAGTGTTGATTACGGTGTCAACCGCAAGCGCAACCGGCACACCCTTCGATCCTGGGCAGTAGATTTCGATGAACTGGCCAGTGCTTTTCGCGGAATAGCTCCGCACAGCGACACCAGCGAAGTCCTTGTTGTTCGAAGGGCTGGGGCGCTCAACGCGATTCGCCCTTGAGGAGTCTGCGTCTGCGGCAGTGCCGTAGTCAGAGTTGTAGCAGACTGCCTCGCCCTTCTTGAGCGCATCGGTGCCGCTGTACCAGACGAACTTGATTTTGTGATCGCTCCCCGCGATAGGGGAGTTGACGCTTTGGTCCTGAGACATTGTGTTTCTTTCTCCCGTGGCTTCAATTCAACTGAAGGTGGATTGCCCTACTTGCGGGGCAATCCTACTACGCCTTATAAATCACACACTGCCTCCGGGGATCTGTGCAGATCATGTTGAGGGAAGCGTCCAAGTCAACCCTGCGGACCAAGTGCTTTCCGGGCACCATGTATGGGGCGGAAAGATTGTTCTCCCACCCCGACATGACGCCAATGGCCAACCACTTCCAATCCAACATGTAGATGGGGTCGGCAGCGTCATCGTCGAGATGGGGGGCATAGGTGAGCGCGGTGCCCTTGAAAAGTACCCGACCTCCCTTGCTGTCAAGGTCGTTACCGAGGTTCATGTTCTGGTCTTCACAGATCTCTTCCAGCAGGCCAATTGTGTCGCTGTTGGCGTAGATGCCGTTTTTCATGGAACCAAGCATGGGCTCGGAATGCATGACGGGAGAACGGAACCGGCTTTTGCGATGGGCTGTGCGCATTTTCCGCAGCAAGTCGGTCTTGGTAACGCTTGCGTAGGATGCAGACCAGTTCGCGAACCGGGGGTAATTCGTGGTCGAGATTCCGGCGCGCCCACTAGTGAATCCAGCCGGGTCGGCTCCGGTGAACCCCTCGGTTGCGTTCCTTGTCACCCAGTACGCCAGACCATACGGGGTCTTGGTATCACTGGAGTCGTCAGGCTTGCCCCAAAGGATCTCTTCGAGCAACTCATAGAAAGAGACCATCATCGCTACATAGCGAGTCTTGACCAGGTCAACGATGGCCCTACCACCGCGCTGGAAGGCCTTCTCGCGCTGATCGTAGATGTAGTGTGCATTCAGATGGCGGGGCGATACCTGACCCTTGACCATCGTGTCGTTCAGGGCAGAGCCGTCAGTCTCGTAAAGGCCAACCGTTCTGGCGCTATGGTTGTGGTCCATCTGGGCATTGAACTCCCAGTCGTTGCCACCATCGAACTGTTTTTGCCGCCCCTTCCACATCTCTCGGACGGCGACATGGTCAACCAGGTCCGTTTGCATGTCGACGAAGGCGCCTAGCTTAATGAACTTGCTCTGCGTAAGCAGAACAGCGTCATCGATTTCGCTGAATGCGAGTCCCGACATTGTGATCTCTCCCTACCTTCCTCTTCAGGCGCCAATAGCGCCAGGTTATGAGAAATACTTGCGATCGATCTCTGCGGCAGTGTCCTCAAATACGTCAGCCCTCGGCTTCACACGATTGCTTGAGGGCCTGTTGATCCTCTGCCCACTTCGCCTTTTCGCAGCATCTCTGTTGGCTTCAGCCCGAGCGGACTTCATCTCGTCACCCAGGACCAGCTTTGCCGCCTCGCTGAAAACCTCCTGTTTAGGAATGTCGTGCCCGGTGGCATTGTAGCCTGCCGTCAACATGTCGAACTTGAGGCGAACTGCTGTCTCCTTGGTGGAGTCTCCACCCGTCAAGTCTTTCATGCCCTCAAGCTGATCTCCGACCCAATCGCCAACGGCCTGCGTTCGCATGCCTTTGATTGTGTCTTGCTGAGCGCGGATGATCTCCTTCATGGCCTTGAACCCGCTGACGATCTGCTCGTCATACTCGTCTGGGTCAAGGTCAGGGATCGAGGCCACGGGATCAGCGTCTTCGCCGTCTTGCGTCGTCTTGGCACTAATCTTGCCGACGCCATCCTGGCTACTCATTCCCTCCAGCCTATCACACATGGATAACAGAAGGGACTTGCTCTGGAAGCTCTTGGCCTCGGAAACAGAGAGACCGGCCTTTACGGCCCTTTCTATGTCCGGATCTGATATTGGGGGCGCCTCGCTTTCCGGCCTTCCCCCCTCCTCAAGAGGAGCCTCAGTGTCCTCAAGATCCTCATCAACGGCAACTGCCGATTCTTCCTCTTCTCCAGCGGGTTTCTTCGAAGAGGAAAATTCGACCATCGCCTCTTCTACGCTGGCGTCAATTTCATCAACCAAGCCGCCAGAGGCTTTGGGCTCCGCTTTCGGCGAATCCGTTTCGATCTGTCCCAACGTCTCTTCCTCCACTCTTAGTAGTAGGCACTTCGGTCAAACAGGCCCCTAGCCTTTAGCGCTCTTTTTCTATGTTGTG